ACGGATTTCACCATTGAGTTTGTGAAAGTCGTTCCACGACGCAGACCCGTTCAGCAGAGTTCCCTCAATGCCTTTGGCGACGTTATACGATTTCGGGAATCCCGAACCATAAGTCCAATGGATGCTGTCTCGCACCTCAAAGCCAGCATCCTCAATCGCTACCGCAATACGGTGGTATGTCCTAGTGCCACCAAAAGCGAGCAAATGCCCGCCCGGTTTCAGCACACGCAGACACTCTTGCCAAACGGCGACGTTATAAGCGATACCAGAGGCATCCCAAGATTTCCCCATAAAGTTTAATTCATACGGGGGGTCTGTGACGACGCTATCCACACTGTTGTCGGGCAACGTCTTTAGGGTTTCAAGGCAATCACCTTGTAAAAGCATTAGAACAACCTATTCTGCGTGTTTTCGTCACGCTGTTTTTTAGCCCACTCCACCCGTGAATCAATGATGGGCCAATAATCGGGAGTGATTTCACTACCCACCCATTCGCAATTTTCCAAAATGGCGGCTACAGCCGTTGTGCCAGAACCGAGAAACGGGTCTAGCACTACACCGTTTGGAGGCGTTACAAGGCGGATTAGGTGGCGCATAAGCGACGTGGGCTTGACGGTGGGATGGAAGTTGCTCTGCTTGGCAACACCCTTTTCAGCAAAGGTTCCCATACCCGTTTCTGTGCGTTCATCAGGGCGACGTTCCACCATGCCTTCTAGTCCAGCGTTTCGGTCTGCCTTGCTTGCCTTTGCCTGATAGATAAATGGTGGAAAGTCTATGTCATCGTCGTATTCGGTTTGGGTAAAGAAACGGGAGGCTGAACCGCCGTCGGCGTGATGTGTGGAAAGACGGTCATGGTGTTTTTCTGCCCCGTACAAACCCACGCTTTTGCTTTGCTGAACATAGGGACTGGGCGACTTGCTCTCTGGGAAAAGGTTGGCTGGGCAGCCTTCGGCGCAGTTCCAAATGGTGCTTTCTACGCTTGATTCTGTCTTTTCGTAGTCGGGGTTTTTCACCTGACCAAAACCCGACCACTCCTCAATTTTGTTTATGGCTACGGTTTCGCTCTTTGTGCCTACCTGTCGGCAGAGGGGCGAGTGGGTGATAATTGTGTTGGCAGGCCAGCGACCGACAACTTCGCTTTCACCTAATTTGGCTATCGGTGCGCCATTGCCGAAATTATTGCCGTGTTGGTTGCTGAAATCGTTGATGTTGTTCTTGCGAACTTCGTTTCCAACCCGTGTGCCGTCAATGTTCAGCGCACCCGTTCCCCATTTCACTACGTTCTTGGCGACGGTCTTTTCGCTTAGGGGCTTGCGAGCGACGACAATGGGTTCGTGGCTGGGCTTTAGGGCTGTTCCCCAGCCTTGCCAGCGTTGGGCTTCGGGGGTGGCAGGGGCGGTGATGTTTGCTGTTGCCGAGCCACCCATACTGTCCGAGAAGCCAACGGGGGAGTTTGCCGTTTCTGACGGGCGTCTAGCAGCGTATCGGTTTTGACCCACCACTTCACGCTCGGCTCCGGCCGCCTTGTCTATCGCCTTGCTCACGTCCAGCGATTTCGGGAAGCCGGAGCCGTATGTCCAGTGGATACTGTCTCTAATCTCAAATCCAGCGTCCTCAATGGCAACTGCTATGCGGTGATACGTTCGTGTTCCGCCAAAGGCAAGTAAGTGACCGCCCGGTTTCAGCACCCGTAGGCATTCCAACCAGACCTCTACGTTGTAAGCAATGCCCGTGCTATCCCACGACTTCCCCATAAATCCAAGTTCGTATGGGGGGTCGGTCACAATGCTGTCGACCGAGTTGTCGGGCAGGGATTTCAGCGTGACGAGACAGTCGCCTTTGAGCAACATTAGAACAACGCCTCTTGCGTGGTCGTAGGCGTTTCCACCTGCGTTTGCGCCCATTCGGTGCGCCCCTCAATGATGCCCCAATAGTCCTCTGTGAGTTCGCAACCGACCCATTGGCAGTTTTCCAGCACCGCAGCAACGGCTGTCGTTCCGCTTCCCAAGAACGGGTCAAGAACCAGACCGCCTTGTGGTGTTACCAGACGAACCAAATGACGCATAAGGCTTACGGGCTTTACTGTCGGGTGAAAGTTCTTTGCTGGGGCTTTGATGGAGCCGAACTTGTCGCCTGCCTCAGTTAGACCACCGCCACCAACGGTTTGCTTGGTTTCCAAATCACCTAGTCCAGCGTTGCGCTCACGGGTAGAGGCTTTGGCTTGGTAGATAAACGGGGGAAAGTCAATGTCGTCGTAGCCCGTGTTGGTGAAATAGCGTGACGCACCGCCACTGTCGCCCATTGTGCGTGCTTGATTTGGCTTGTCTTTGTGAGTTCCGCCTGCGCCGAACGCCCCGATTTCACTACGCCCACGAACCGCAGGGAACACGCCACCGGGTCGGATACCGCTTTGCTCGTCTAGGTCAAGAACAGGACAGCCCTCAACGCACTCCCACACGTCGCTTTGGATTTCCGTCGGCGTGGTAATGGCACGGTTGGTTCCCCAGCCGTCGGCTTGCTTCTCCGTAGTGAAATCTGTGTTGGTCGCCATTTGTTTGGTGCGGGTTCCAATTTGGACACACTCAGGCGAGTGGGTCAAGATGGTGTTCGCAGGCCAACGACCGACAACTTCGCTTTCACCTAACTTGGCAATAGGTTCGCCGTTTCCCCATTGGTTGCCGTGTTGGTTGCTGAAATCGTTGATGTTGTTCTTGCGAACTTCGTTTCCAACCCGTGTGCCGTCGATGTTCAGTGCGCCCGTGCCGTAGGTCAGAACATTGTTCGCCACCGTTCCAATAACAGGCTTTCTAGCAACAACTACAGGCTCGTGCGACGGTTTTAGGGCAGTTCCCCAGCCTTGCCACTTCTTTGCTTCGTCAGTGGCAGGGGCGGTGATGTCCCATGTTTGGTATTCAGTTTCACCACCGACTGAAGGCAGCGCCGATTTGCCAGTGGTGCTTCGAGCCTTAGTATCGCTTCCCACCACTTCACGGTTCTTGTAGGCAAACCACTCGATGCCCGTGCGCTCTGCCACTAGTCGCTCGATTTCCTCTGGAACTTCGGGGAGCAATGGGCGAAGTAAGTCAAACAGGTCTGCGGTGGCTATTTGCGGTTGGTCGTAGCGAAGATAATGACTACCGACATCAGATTTACCTATTGCCTCATTTATTTGATTGGCATTTAGTCCGGTTGAGCGCATCCATTCCACGAAACGGTGTTGACGCTGGCGGTTCTCGCCCATGCCCTTGTCTATCGCCTTGCTGATGTTCATAGATTTCGGAAAGCCTGAACCGTATGTCCAATGGATGGAATCACGGATTTCAAATCCAGCGTCCTCAATGGCAACTGCTATGCGGTGATACGTTCGTGTTCCGCCAAAGGCAAGTAAGTGACCGCCCGGTTTCAGCACACGGAAGCATTGTTTCCAAACTTCCACGTTGTAGGCGATACCGCTGGCATCCCAGCCTTTGTTCATAAAGTTTAATTCGTATGGTGGGTCGGTGACGACCGAATCAACTGAGTTGTCTGGTATCAGCAACAGTTGTTCTAGGCAGTTCCCTTTGAGTAAGCCAGTAGTCATGTTTCCACCTTACAAAAAATCTAAGGGGCAATAGTAGACACCGGAATACTTATTCACACCCGTCGCTAGACCACGGGCTGAAACCGTCACGCTTGTAATACCAAATAGCGACCTCAGCCTGCTGTTCTGGCGTTGCGTAAATGGCACTAGAAACAGGAATACCAAGAGCGTTTGCGCCGTATTTCCAAATGTAGGGCAAGAACTGGTAAAGACCCTCTGCGCCCGACGATACGTTCACAGACGTGGGGTGATTACGGCTCTCGGCGTATCGGATACAGGCAAAGGTGTATTGAGCCGACTTTGGCAGTATCCGCATAGGGTCGTCTGCTGATGGCTCGTATGCCGTTGGGTCTGTGTTCCACGTCTGCCACAGGGGTATGCCGACGTTATAGCCTTCACCATAAACGTGAGCCGTAAAGTGTCGCTCTGGCATGGGGTCTGCCACTACTGCTGGCTTCACCACGACTGGCTTTGCCTTGATGGCGTGATGGGTCACAACGACGGACATAACAAATGCCCGTGTTGCCTGAATACTCGCAGTCTTGCGCTGAACAGCATCCGCCTTTGGCGACGTGTTGCTCAACAGTCCTGCGACCGTGATTATGGCTATGAGGGCTATAAGCAACCCTCTAGCCACCGACCTCATCGGCCCCCAATGGTCGGGGAATACAAACTTCTACTTACGTTGATGGATTGCATAGCAACCACCTTTCTTGGGTAGTCACGCCCGAAAGCGTTTATACAAGGTTACACGAAGGTGAAAGCCCAAGTCAAGTATTTAGTTGTTTCCCCTGATGAGAGGTGATTATCGGGGTTGTGGCGGTATGGTTCCCGACTTGACGTATTCAGAACCGCCGTTGTTCCAAAAGTCGTTCCACGAAGGCAACACCTCATTGAGAACAATGTTCTTTTGGTTGTCCGTCAAGTCTTTCATTTTCAGCAGACCGTTGATAGCGTCGTTCGTCCGGCTCACCGTTGCTTGGTCAATGTTGCTCGTTCGTATGACCTTGAACAAATCTTCTGGCGAGGGCGTTCCGTGAAAAGCGTTTCCACCATCAATGCCCAGAACGCTACCGTCTTTCTGAACCATAATGTTTCCACGATTACGGTCGTAATTTCCAGTGACAGTATCCAGCCACCTAATTTGCCCCATGCCTTCACTCATCATTACGGACATACGTTCGGCGTATGGTGATGTAATCGTTGTGTGACCCTCAATGTAGGGGTGTATGGTGTCTTTGTTGCTACCGGCGACGAACGCTGCGTCACGGATAGGTGTTCCAATTGCCTTGCCGATACGGGCTTGTAGAACCTCTGCGTCGGCGTTTTCGGCAGTCTCGTTGTGTTTCACTACACCGATAGAGCCGTCTTTGAGGCGCACCGTGTCAAATCCTTTGTTCAACGCACCGCCCCACTTTTCCCGTCTGGTCAAGGTTTCAGCAACCTCTGTCGACTTTAGACCGACAAACGAACTCTTTGGCGGTTCGACAATTTTAGGGGCTTTCGATTCACGGGGCGGTTTTGGCGTTGTCGTAATGTTTTCACCAGCCCTACGATTACGCCACGCCTCAATGGCATCCATGCCGTTGCCTTGTTCGTACTGGTTGCCGTGAAATTCATGACCCGGAACGTCGCCCTTTTTCACCTCTTGGTCGTCATAAACGGCGTTCAAAAGTTGATAGTGGATTTGGCTCGCTTCGTCAGCATCACCAGACTTTTCGGCTTCTTTTTCTTTTTTCCAAAGGCTCCACCATTTAGTCGCCTTTGTTATTTCACCTTTTGGGGTATCGTCCGCCAGTTCGGGGTTCGGCTCAAAGGCTTCTGACCACTCGCCTGTGGCGTAGTCGTATGCCTTGTCTCCCAGAATCATTGTCGGCCCGTCAAAGCCGTCGGTAAAGCCAACGCCACCCGACCAATCCGTCGGTGCGTTTTCACTAGACACGGCCTTCTGCGTCCAGCCGAGTGCGCTAGCGAGGGCGTTCACTGCGTCGGTCTTGGGCAGTTCTGGCATACGGTATGCACAATACGCCTCAGCAACGGTATCCGCAAGTGACGTGGTTCCGTATTCGGACATACCCCGTTCGGCAATCCACGAGGCGACGGCGGTTCCCTGCAAATCAGCACCGCCAGCACCGTTTTTCATAAGCCAATCCAATGCGCCAGCACGGTCTTTCAGCGTGCCGTCGGGCATACGGAAACTAGAGTTTCGACCCATTTGGTTCCGATAGCCCTGACGTTCAGCACTTGACAGACGTTCCTCATTGAGATGACCGCCGAGACTAGCCAGACCCTTATATACGCTGTCCATAGACAGACCCCGACTAAAGAAATCCGAGTGTCCGAGTTCGTGGGTGACGATTGCCTCTAGAGCCTTGTCTTTGGTGGCAAAGCAGGTATAACTAGCGAATTGGTTGGCGAACGCCGATGGTGAAATAGATTGGTCGTGAGCCTCACGCAACGCCTGTTCCATTGGCGAGTTTCCACCTGTCTTGAAGTTCGACATTGTGCGCTCTAACGCACCATCCACACGGCTCTTAGGCATAATCTCAACGGTGTTCGGGTTCTTGGAACTGACGTAGCCCAGAGCGTTTGAGGTTCCCCTAGTAATGTCTTTCGGGGCGAAGTTGATGGTCTTGCCCGTCGCATACTTGTCTATCGTTTGAAGCATTGTGTGGGCTTCGGGGTCGGATGGTTTCCACGACCCTCTAGTGGAAAATACCGCCGAGTTCCCTGCGTCACTCTTTAGCGTTATACGCCCGTCTGCCTTGCTGACGGTGTGCCAGCCTGCTGGTAAGCCCTTCTCGGCTGTAGAGGGCGTTTGGGGGGCTTTGGGGGCAGGTTGAGGCTTGGGTGCTGTTGCTGGTCGAGGCGCACGAGGAGCCGGTGCTGGCTTTGGGGCAGATGGGGTGCGAGTAGTTGTGGTTCCACCACCATTACGGCGGTTTCGCCATGCCTCAATGTCGCTCATGTCCACCGTGTCAATGTGTTGCGAGAGGTCTTTTACACCAGCCTCGCCCGTAGTCCACTGATTGCCGTGAAACGGGTGTCCGGGGTCGTCGCCTTTGGTGATAACTGATTTGGAAACGTTTGGCTTGTATTCCGTAAAAGAACTGGATTCAGAACGGGCTTGTGCCATTTGGGGGCTATTCCACCACTTAGAGCCGTCATCGGTGAGCATCCCTTGTTCGGGTGTTGCGCCGGGGTTGTTCGCCGCCATGACGTGATACATAGAGGTTGCCAAGCCATTGCCCCGTGCGCTTGGGCTGGTTTCCACCATTTGAATGTGGGGGGTCTTTTCGCCGTCGGCTACGGCATAGTCAAGGTGACCCACAACATTTCCATTAGCGTCGTGAGCCGTTACTTGGTAGTAACTCTGACCACCGCCAACGTCGGTTTGCGTATGCCTAATTGTGTATCCATTTTTTTCACCAGACACTTCGGCAAATGTTCCGCCATCGACGTGTGGCATCGCAGTTGCGTGTAAAACCGTTCCGTCAGACGTGGTTAGGTCGGCGTGGTGATACGTCTTGTTCCCGTATCCAACGCTGGTTCCTGTTTCTGTCCACTGGTTCCCGTGAAACTCGTGCCCTTGAACATCGCCTTTTTGAACCTTGTTCAGTCTTTCCACCACTGACTTAGCCCACGAATAGCCTGCGTCGCCACCCCACGCATACCACGCCACCTTGCCGGGGCTTGGCTCATCCCAGTGAGGTGATTTCTTGTCTGGCTGGTGGCGGTCAAAGTATGCCTTCATCCGTCGGATAGTCACCTCTGAAACGCTTGCCCCACGAGCGAGGTCAGAGGCTCGCTTGCGACCGACAGAGGTGAAACCGGAACCAGCCTTGCCGTCAGCCATCCACTCCAAAGCCTTTTTGGCTGCGTCTTGAACACCCTGCGGTGGCGTGAAAGCGTCTTTCTTTATGGTTTGTGGAAATGCCTTGTCAAAGGTTGCCACCATAGCGTCGGCGTATTCTTTTTCACCGGAACTAAGGGTGGGGTCATTTTGGAAATCGTGAAGTGCGTTGCCCATTTCACTAAG